CGAGAAAGAGATTAGAGACGCACTTGATGATAAACAAGTTCGTGACATGACTAAATCTCAACTTGTTAAGGGTGCATTCAGAATGCTCACACTAAAACTCGGACAAGCGAATGTTCCACTCATTGTCACAAATCACACGTATGATGTCATCGGAGCTTATGTTCCAACAAAAGAAATGGGGGGAGGTAGTGGACTCAAGTACGCAGCGAGTACAATCATTTATCTCAGCAAGAAGAAAGAGAAAGATGGAAAAGAAGTCATTGGAAACATTATCAAAGCAAAGACTCACAAATCACGTTTAAGTAAAGAGAACAAGACCGTTGAGATACGTTTATTTTATGATGATCGTGGTCTTGATAGATACTATGGTCTCCTTGAATTGGGAGAGATAGGAGGACTTTGGAAGAATGTTGCAGGAAGATATGAGATGGGTGGCAAGAAGATATATGCTAAACAAATTCTTGCTAAACCAGAAGAGTATTTTACTCCAGATGTAATGCAAGCACTAGATGAAATTGCACTGAATGAATTTAGTTATGGTTCGTAATGGAAACTGTAGAGTTTTTAATCCTACGCAATCTCTTACACAATGAAGAATATGTTCGCAAAGTAATTCCTTTTATTAAGTCAGATTACTTTGAAGATTATAATCAAAAAGTTGTATTTGAAGAGATAATAAAGTTTGTAGAGGAGTATAATCAACCTGCTACAAAGGAAGTTCTTTGCATTGAAGCAGAGAAAAGACAAGATATTAATGATAGTTCGTTCAAAGATATTACTGATTTGATCACAGGATTAGAAGATACTCCTAGTGAATTTAATTGGTTGGTAGATACTACTGAGAAGTGGTGTCGAGATCGTGCTATATATCTGGCACTGATGGATTCTATCCAGATTGCTGATGGTAAAGATGAAAACAAAGGTAGAGATGCCATACCAAGTATTCTTTCAGATGCATTAGCAGTTTCATTTGACACTAATATCGGACACGATTACCTATCAGACTACGAGGAAAGATATGAAACGTATCACAGGAAAGAAGACAAAATCCCGTTCGATCTTGAATACTTCGACAAGATTACAAAAGGAGGTCTACCGAATAAAACTCTCAACATTGCTCTTGCTGGCACAGGTGTTGGAAAGTCTTTATTCATGTGTCATGTGGCAAGCTCAGTGTTACTCCAAGGTAAAAACGTCTTATACATCACTCTCGAAATGGCAGAGGAAAAGATTGCGGAGAGGATTGACGCTAATTTACTTAATGTCCCGATACAAGATATAACAGATCTTCCTAAAGTCATGTTTGATGATAAGGTCACACACCTTACTCAAAAAACACAAGGAACTTTAATTATCAAAGAGTATCCAACTGCTTCTGCTCACTCAGGACATTTTAAGTCATTACTTCAAGAGTTGGCATTGAAAAAATCATTTAGACCTGATATAATTTTTATTGATTACTTAAACATATGTGCGTCATCTAGGTATAGAGCAAATGGTAATGTCAATTCATACTCCTATATTAAAGCGATTGCGGAAGAGCTTCGGGGTCTTGCTGTCGAATCTAATCTACCGATTGTCAGTGCTACTCAAACTACTCGTTCTGGTTACGGCTCTAGCGATGTTGAGCTTACTGACACTTCAGAATCCTTTGGACTCCCTGCTACTGCTGACCTTATGTTCGCTCTCATATCTACTGAGGAATTGGAAGGTTTGAATCAAATAATGGTGAAACAATTAAAGAATAGATACAATGATCCTACAATCAATAAAAGATTTATTGTTGGTATTGATCGTGCAAAGATGAGATTGTATGATTGTGAGCAAAGAGCACAAGAAGATGTGGTTGACAATGGAAAAGAAGAAGAGTATGATAATCAAGAAAGTAAATTTAAAAAATCATTTGCGGAGTTTAAATTCTAATGACTGTTGATACTAATAAATATCTTGATTTTGTCACGGGAGTTACTAGTCTCCCTAGCACTGATCTGGCAGCATTGCTTTCTCGTGCAACAGAATTAGATATAGAACAAGACGCAGACATTCCTAGATTATTAACTGCTGCACTTGGATTGACTGCTGAGTCGGGTGAGTTTACTGAGGTAGTGAAGAAGATTATTCTACAAGGTAAACCATATAATGAAGATAATGTTTTTCATATGAAGAGAGAATTGGGAGATATATGTTGGTATTTGGCACAAGCTTGTATGGCACTAGATACTACATTCGATGAAATAATTGAGATGAATGTAGATAAACTTAAAGCGAGATATCCTGGTGGAGAGTTTGATGTTCATCAATCAGAAAATCGTAAGGAGGGTGATTTGTGATGCCTAAAGAAGTAAAGTATGTTCCTGTAGTGGAACCAAAAACAACTTCCTGCGTAGAGTATATTGAACTCGGTAGGATTGTAACACCGCAACCAGTATTTAAAAAGGATACTGTTCGTGTTAGAGTATTACAAAGAAGTTTGGGTAATCCAGCAGAAACTTTTGACACGGAGAAACATTGGGAATATGATGTTCCATGGCCTGTAGAGGAAGTTAAGGTTCAGGAGAAAGAATCTGTTAAAAAAACTGTGGAGGTTAAGAATGCCTGAACAACAAACAATTAAGTTTACTATCAGACAAGACGGCACTGTTGCTGAAGAGGTCTTTGGTGTTGTTGGTAATGAATGTATGAAAATTACTGAGTCTATAGAAAAAAAACTTGGAACCTCCGTATACATAGAACCTAAACCAGAATACTACCAACAGAAAAATGTCACACTTCAGCACGATCAAAACACAAATCAAGAACAAACCTGAACTCATAGAGGCACTTCAACTTCTTCAGTATGATGTTCAGGAGAATCAAGAGTTAATCAATCCCTTAGATCATCAACACGAAAAAGTAAAGGTTGATGTGGCCATAGGTAATGATATTGGATTTCGTTTGAATAAAGAAGGTGAGTATGAATTAGTTGCAGATATACAAACATGGAAAGATCCAGTTCCTCCAAAAAGATTTGTTGAAAAAGTTACTCAACAGTATGCAAGAATGACATTGTATAATAGTGTTAAGGAAATGGGATTTCAAGTAGAGGAAGAGTGGGAGATGGATGATAATAGTATTGAACTCACAGTTACTAGGTGGGTTTAATAAATAACTAGAAAGTTTAAAAATGGCATATGAACCCTCGGAAGGACTATATGCAGGACTCTCTTTTGTTGATACAGCAGATTTAAATGCAGCAAAAAATAATGAACAAGAGTTTTTAAATTTGCATTCTGTTGCTCTTGAAAATTTGAAAAGTAATAAAGTTCTAGATGCTGCTGGCAATGCAACAAAGAACGGAATGATTAAGGTTATTGATTTCGCAACGACTTCAAAAAGTGAAAAAGATATCTACAGTGATTTGGCAGCAGCTATGTCTGCTGTTTTGGGAACAAGGAAAAAAGTTAAAAAATTACCCTCTGTTGTATACTTAACTGGTAATAGATGGCATCCTGACGTATCTCAATTTAAATTAAAAGCGTTTGGTATGTCTGATTATAATTCTTCAGATGTTATTTTAAAAGTAAATGGAAATGATTATGTAGGAATATCTTTAAAGAAAAAACCCAAAGCAACTGCACCAAGTCCTACTTTAATTAATAATGCATTTTCTGCTTATATTAATGGACCCAAGATGAAAAAGGTTAGAGATAAATTAAATGATCATAGAATTAAATTTTTTGGTGGTGTTATTAAGGAGGCATTTGCATCAGGAGGCCCTTTAGCCAGATTTGCTGCTGCTAATCCTAAAAATATGAGAGATCCAAAAAAATTATGGGAGATGCGAGTTGTAAGACAAAAGGATAATAAAGCAATTCCCCTTATAAATTTGAAATCTGAGTCTGATTTAGCGGATAGAAATGGATTAATTAAAAAAAGTGGAAATGATCCTTCCCAAGAAAGTTTTAGAAATTTTGTTAATAAAAAATTACAAAGTCAAGGTAATAAATTGAATCCTTTATATAAGGGATTTCTTGATGTGATGAATGAACCTGATGTTAAAAATACATTAGCAGATGTTTTGTTGACAAGAGTATTAAAATTAGGTCTTTTAGATCAATTAGAGACTTGGGATAAATATGAATTTGGATTTTATTTAACGGAGGGTGTTGGAAGTGTGGATAGAAATTTAAAACCCAACGTAGGTCAAGCAAATGTCATTGATATTCATAGTATCATGATCGCCATTGCACGACTCTCAAAGTTAGATGCAAGAATGGAATTGGATAAGAAAAAAACTTTTTCAAAAAATGCCGCAAAAGTATTTTTTACTTTATTTAAAGGGAAGATTCCCATCCTTGAAATTGAATTAAGATATAAAGGAGATTTTTCTGCTTATCCTCAATTTTTTGCTGGCATTACTCCTGAATTCAAAAATCTTATCAAGAAAGGAAATATTTAAATACACTAAATATAGTATAACCGATAATTATATGAAGAGTTTTTTCCAATTTTTAGGTGAAGCAGAGTCGCAAGCAGTCCTTCAAGCAAGAAAATTGGGACTAAAAAGCGATGGCCATGGTGGTTGGATTGACCGCAGTGGTGAATTTGTGGCAAAAACTGAAAAAGGCAAATTAAAATTCTTTAATAAGAGACAAGCAGCAGGTAAAGATCCAGATCAAAGACCAAAACCAGCAGCACAACCACAAATAAAAGCAAAAACTAAATCATTATCTCCTGCTGCAATCATGCAGAAACGTCGTCAAGATGATGACTTAGCAGGTGCTCCTGAACAGAAAAAAACTGATGATGATGCAGAAAAAACAACAGAAAATACACTTACAGTTGCTTTTGGACGCTTTAATCCACCCACAATAGGGCATGAAAAACTATTAAATGGTGCAAAAAAGGCAGCAGCAGGTGGGCCACTCAAGATTTATCCCTCTAGAACGCAAGATCCAAAGAAAAATCCACTAGATCCTGACATGAAAGTGTCATATATGAAGAAAATGTTCCCAGAATTTGAGGAACAAATCATAAATGATGATGAAATGAGATCAATATTTGATGTTTTAAAGACTGCTGATGAGGAGGGTTTTGATAGTGTGAATATTGTAGTTGGTGCTGATAGACAGGCAGAGTTTGAGAACTTAGCAACCAAATACAATGGTCAACTCTACGATTTTGATGAAATTAGAGTCATTTCTGCTGGTGTAAGGGACTCTGATGCTGAAGGAGTTGAAGGAATGTCAGCTTCTAAGATGAGAAAAGCAGTTCAAGATGATGATTTTGATGCTTTTAGACGTGGAACACCTAACAAAATGACTGATGCTGACACTCAAGCAGTCTTTGATGCTGTTCGCACAGGCATGAAACTTAAAAAAGTGAGGAAAGAATCATATGATTTGTGGGAGATAGCACCTAAACATGATCAGAAAGGTTTGCGTGAAAATTATGTTAAGGGATTGATTTATAAGATGGGAGACATAGTAGAAAACTTAAATACAGGTTTAATTGGAGAGATTATTCGTAGAGGAACCAATCATTTGATCTGTGTGACCAAGGAAAACTACATGTTTAAGTCGTGGATAAGAGATATTAAGGAGTATACCGAGATAAAAATGGATAGTCCCATGAGAGATAAGACTCATCCTAACACTTTAATAGGAACTAAAGGGTATTTAAAGTACGTACAGTCTATGATGCCTGGAAGTTCATACGGAAGACAATTTATAAATAAGTATAAGAAAAAGAAAGAGTAGGCTTACCATGTCGTCTTTAAACCCATTGAATGATCTTTCGAGAGCATATCTAGAGCAGGTTAGAAAAGTTAATGAAAAGAAAGATGATGATAGATTAAGGTGGGAGGGTGAAGCAAATTTAAAAATGGAGACCAATGCTGTGCAAAAAGAGGCATTAGACCCTGTTGGAAAGGAGGATTCTGATGTTAATAATGATGGAAAGGTAGATAGTTCTGATTCTTATCTCAAAAAACGTCGTGCTGCCATTGGTAAGGCAATGGGTAAAGATAGTAAGAAAATGAAGGAGGGTTATCAAAGAAATCCAGAGGCAGATACACGAAGTGAGAGACAAAAGAGGATGGATGATCCTGATACAGGTATTAATTCTGCAAAGTTCAGAGCTTTCATGGCAGCACAGCAAGGAGGATCAAAGAAAAAGATAAAAAAAGAAGGACTTTCTAACTGGAGAACTGATCTTAGTGATCTAATTGAAGTCGCTCCAATGACTGATGAAAAAGCAGAGAAGAAAGTAAAAGAGGGTAAGGTTAACAATAAAGTGATTATCAATCCAAAATTGGGTGAGGCAATTGAGGATATGGGTGGTGAACTAATAGAAGAGAGAGAAGTTAATGAGATGTATGGTGGTAAAATGATGGGATATGGTGGTGGTGGAATGGTTAAGGCTGCTGAAAAATCTGTAGAGAAGGCAGGAAATGAGGGTACAAAGGGTGCTTTGAAAAAAGCAATGAAAAAAGATCGTAAGGCATTGACCACTATGGAATCTGATAATTTCATACAGGGTGCGATCAAGAGACCAGGTGCTTTTACCAGAAAAGCGAAAGCGGCTGACATGGGTGTTCAAGAGTTTGCAAATTACGTTGATAAGAATCCTGATAAGTACAGCACAAGAACAAAGAGACAGGCAAATCTAGCACAGACATTGAATAAATTAAGCAATGAAGATGTTGAGGAATTGGTTGGTTTGTATATTGTAGAGGCTGAAAAAAAAACTTTAAATGAGGAAGACAAAGCATTTGAGTTTGTAAAAAATAAACTCAAAGCAAAGTATGGTTCTGGGGTTATGACAACTGGTGAAAAAATGAAACCTCAAAGTGCTGCTGATAAAGCAAAGGCCCGTGCTCATCAAGCAAAAGTTGATAAAGAAAATGCAGCAGAGAGAGCAAAAGATCCATCACAAGGTCGTTATCCAAAAGGTTAGTAATGGAAAAACATCCATATGACAATTGGCCTCCTGCAACTTCTGAGGGTGAATGGTTGCCTGAGAATGGTGAAGAACCACCCAGACCTGAAGAAGAAATAGCAGATGCTTATGCTTCAAGACATCAATCAACACCTGATTTTGAAAAAGGTGCTGAAGAAATAGTGACAATGCATGAGAAAGCATACAGATTAGCAAGATCAAAATACAATCCATTTTCTGTAGGAGGATCGGAAAGTATTCATGACTTTGAAAAAGGAGAAAACTAATGCCAGCAGTATCTAAAAAACAACAAAGATTCTTTGGAATGGTTCGTGCTGCTCAAAAGGGTGAGATGAAAAATCCATCAAAGGAAGTTTTAGATGTTGCAGATGATATTAGTATGAAAGATGCTAAAAAGTTTGCTAAGACAAAACATAAAGGATTACCTGAAAAGAAAAAGGTAGATGAGTGTTGGAAGACCCATAAAAAAGTTGGTATGAAAATGAAGGGTGGTAAATTAGTCCCCGATTGCCGCCCAAAAAATGAAGAAGTAAATTCAGATCAATACCCAAAATTAAAAAGAATTATAGGAAGTAAAAATAAACCAACAAAACCAGCAGTTGAAGAGGGTTGGTCTGATAAATATAAGAAATCCATTGATTGTGATAATCCAAAAGGATTCAGTCAAAGGGCACATTGTCAGGGCAAGAAAAAGAAGATGCAGGAAGAATCAAATCCTCGTATCCCTAGAAAACCAGGTCAACCTGCGGGATCTAAAAAACATTCTGATTTATATACGGATGAGAATCCAAAAGGAACCATTCATGGTTTAGGATTCAAGGATGTTGCCACGGCAAAAGCTAGTGTTTCAAAAATAAGAAAATCTAGCAGGTCTCATGCACATAAAATCCAAGCAGCAGTTGCTATGGAACAACGTGCAAGAGAGATGGGTAAAACATCAGAGGCGGCTGTCTATAGAAAATTCATCAACACGATGAAGAAAAAGACAAAACGCATGAATGAAGGTGCTCTATCAATGATTGGTAGAGTAAAGAAAAAAAGGGAAGAAAAGCAACCTCAAAAAGCAATGGATGCTGGTGCAAGGGCAAAGAGAAAGTTGGCAAGAAAAGTTCATGCTAAGTATGTCTCTGGTAGTGAAGATAATGTTCCTGATGATATCAGAGAGGAGGGATTAAGAGATTGGTTTGGCAAGTCAAGTGGAACAACCAAATCAGGTAGAAAGGTAAGAGGATGGGTTCAAGTTGGTGGCAAGTATGATGGTAAACCATGTGCTCGTCAGCCTGGACAAAAAACAACTCCTAAGTGTGTATCTTCATCAAAGAGAAGATCCATGAGTGATAAAGAGAGGGATAGTGCTGCAAGAAGAAAACGAGCAGCAGATCCTAATCAACCACAAAAATCAGGTGCTGCAGCACCCACAAACGTGTCAACAGACCCCAAAAAGAAAATGAAAGAATCATTTATTAACGAGGCAAAAGACAAAAAAGGAAAAGGTAGTGGCACAAAAGATGCTTGCTATCATAAGGTAAAGTCACGTTATAGCGTATGGCCTAGTGCGTATGCATCGGGTGCGTTGGTTAAATGTCGTAAAGTAGGTGCTGCTAACTGGGGTAATAGCAGTAAGAAGGAAGAGTTTGAGGGTAAGATGACACTCCAACAATTTCAAGAGAAGTGTTGGAAAGGTTATGAGAAGAAGGGTATGAAGACTATGTTTGGAAAAAGATATC